ACCGATGGCGCTGATCCAGCTTGCAAGTTCGCCCGACATCAACCCGGAGCCGGTGTCCGTTGAGGAATTCAAGGTGCACTCGCGCATCACCGTCACCGACGAGGATGCCGACATCGCGCTCAAGCTGACCGCGGCGCGCCTGCACACCGAGAATTTCCTCGGCAGGGCGTTAATCACCTCGCGCTGGCAGAAGTGGATCGAGGACTGGCCGTGCTACCGCTACATCGTACTCGGGGCGAACGTGCAGAGCATCGAATCCGTCTTTTACACCGATTCGGACGGCGAAGAGAGCGAGATGCCGGCGGAGGATTACAGGCTGGTGCGCGCGTACACCTCGGGTCCGTCCGACGTCAAGGACGGCCGCATACAGCTGCGCTACTCCAAATACTGGCCGTCTGCCGTACTCGATGAAGGCGAACCCATCCGCGTCACGTTCACGGCGGGCTGGCTCACGGCAGATGACGTTCCGGAGCCCATCAAGGCCGCGATCCATCTGCTCGCAGGGCACCTCTACGAGCACCGAGAGAGCGTCGTGATCGGCGAGAACGTGACGATCGAAAGCAAGCCGCTCGAGATGGCATACGAAGCGCTGCTCTCGCCTTACCAGATCGTGAGGGTCGGATGATCTGGTTCGCCATCCCGTCCGCCAGGCCACCCGAGGAGGCCGACCGTCATCTGTCCCGGTGGCGCGAGCGGGGCTACCGCCTGGCCATCTGGCGCGATCACCCGGCGAGCGTCTCCTGCGACATGGAGCTGCGCGGCGCATATCCGGGGTACTACGCCGCGATCGACGCCATTTGCCGGGAGATTCTCGAGCGCTTCCCGCAAACCCACTGGATCGTGACCGGCGGCGACGACACCGACCCCGACCCTGCGAAGCCGCCGGCGGAGATCGCGAGCGAATGCGAGGAGCACTTCCGCGGCACGCTCGGGGTGATGCAGCCGACCGGCGACCGATGGGGAGAGCGCGGCGAGATCCCGTATGCGGAGCGGGTGGCCGGTTCTCCATGGATGGGTGCCGAGTGGTGCCGCCGCGCATACCGCGGCCGCGGGCCCATGCATGATTCCTACCGGCACTTCTACGGTGATGAAGAGGTGCAATGCGTGGCGTTGCGCCTGGGCCTGTTCTGGCAGCGCCAGGACGTCACGCATTACCACGACCATTATGGCAGAAACCGCGGCGCCGTCCCGTCCTTCCACCGGAACGCCCGGAGCCTGTTCGTTTCCGATGGCGATCTGTTCCGCGCCCGGAAAGCGGCCGGCTTTCCATGCCACGAGCTGAAATGACGGAACTCGACTGGGCCAAATCCATTGTCGGCAAGGCGGACTTCCCGGTCGTGCTCGAGCTCGGCGCGCACCACGGCAACGATACCGTCGAAATCTACGACGCCTGCGGCAAGGAGCCGCTTTATGTGGCCGTGGAGGCCGATCCGCGGAACGTGCCTCTCCTGGTCAACCGGCTGGAGACGCGGCGGGTGTTCTGTGTCCATGCTGCTATCGCGGCCGAGTGCGGCGTGGCGACCCTGTACCTGTCGTCCGGACACGAGGGCAGCGGCAGCAGCAGCATCCGCATGCCGAAGGCGCATCTCGAGCACTTCCCCGGGATTATGTTCGTCTCCCGAGTGCACGTCCCGGCGCTTACGCTGGATGCCCTCGCCGAGCGCTACGGAGCCACCACAGGCGCCGATCTCATCTGGTGCGACATCCAGGGCGCCGAGCGCGACATGATCCTTGGCGGGGCCCAAACGCTGCGGAAGAGCCAGTATCTGCTCTGCGAGTGCGACCGTATCGAAATGTACGAGGGCCAGGCGCTGCGCGATGAGCTGCTCGAGATGCTGCCGGACTGGGAATTGATCGACGAGTGGCCGGATAACGCCAACCTGCTGCTGAGGAACCGATGCGCCTGATCGGCATCATGCCCGTCCGCAACGAGGAATGGGTGCTCGGCCTGTCTCTGCGGGTGGCGCTGCTGTGGTGCGATGCCGTGGTGGTGCTTGAGCACGCAAGCACGGACGGCACGGCCGGGATTCTGGCTGCTGTCGCCGACGAGAGCCCGGACCGGGTGACGATCCTCAGCGAGCCTTCCCCGCTCTGGGCCGAAATGTCGCACCGGCAGCGGCTTCTCGAGGCAGCCCGGGCTCTGCGTGCCACGCATATCGCTCTGATCGATGCGGACGAAGTGCTGACGGCGAACACGTTGCCGATGATCCGCGGCGCCGCCGAGAGGCTGCGGCCGGCGCAGTGCCTGGTGGTGCCGATGCGGGCCATGTGGCGCTCGCCGGACCGCTACCGGGTGGATCCCGGGAGCCTGTGGACCGGAGCCACGATCACGGTAGCGTTTCGCGATGCGCCAGGGATCTGCTGGAGGGCGGCCGGCGGCTACGACTTCCACCACCGGGAACCCTACGGTTCGCACCTCGGGCAGATGACCGCCCGCGGCGGCGGAGTGATGCACCTGCAGTTCGCCGATCGCCGGCGGATGGTGGCGAAGCACGCGTTGTACAAAATAACCGAGATGCTGCGGTGGCCGCGGCGCCGGCCGGCCGGGAAAGTCGACGGCCAGTACGCGGCGTCGCTCGACGAAGCCGGGCTCGAGACCGCCGCGGCGCCCGCCGACTGGTGGCACGGGCTGCCGCGGGAGCACCTGCATATCGGCCTCGAGCCATGGCAGGAGCGCGAGGTGCGCCGGTTGTGGGAACTCTACGGAGCGGCGCGGTTCGAAGGGCTGGATCTTTACGGGCTACCGGATTCTGTTCCACCGCTCCGGGTGGAATTTGCGGGTATGTCTGCCGACAGCGCGAGTCATGTGCGGGCTGCTTCTGGCGCGAAGTCTGAGGTGGCATTCGGGGCAGAAAAGTTCAATCCAGCGCGGCCGGAAGTAAGCCCGCGCCATAATCCATAACCGCTTCATAGATCCGTTCTAACACCTCATGCGGGCAGGAAAACTCACCGAGCACATCTTCTACCAGCTCATCCCGACGACGAAAAGCGCCACCGGCGCCGACGTTGAAGGGACGCCGGTGCGCTTCGCCTCGGTCTATGCGCAGATCACGCCGTCCCGAGGCAACCGCGGCGAGATGGATGCGGCGAATATGCTGATCACCCAGACGCGCTTCGACCTGAAGCACCGTCCGCTCTCGGGGATCACCGAGGGCATGCAGGTGCTATGGGGTAGTCGGATCTTGAACGTGCTCTCGGCGCCTTACGTGAACCAGCGGATGCCGTATATGACGGTGGTGGCGGAGGAGCAGCGGTAATGGCGCGCAAGACGCCAATTCGGAGCATTACCACTGGCCGTGGCGAGAACGTCAAGGGCCTGAAGGAGCTCGAGGCCAAGCTCAAGGCGCTCGATGACGCCAGCGTTGGGGCCGAGGCCCAGCTGGTGATCCGCAACGCCCTACGCCCGATCTTCGAAGCCGTGGTAGGGAATGCCCAATCCGTCAACATCCCGCATGAAGCCATGCAGGACATTTTCATGTACGGACGGCAGCCGGAACGCTCGCGCAAGAAGCTGTCCGGCCTGGTGGGGCTTCGCAAGCGCGGCCGCGGCACGCCTCCGTCGGCAAAGGGCTATGTCGAGTGGAACCCGGATGCCCGGGGCGCGGGGACGCTCGCGAGGACGCCAGGCGCCTACCTGGCGAAGCGGTATAAGGGCACTTTCAAAAAGGGCCTCGTGACCGGCCGCCGCATCGGCGAAAACCTCGCGACCATGTGGGAGCTGGGCACGTCCCGTATGGCGGCCAGGCCGTTCTTCCGGCCAGCGGTGGAATCGAGCAAGGCCGCCGTCATTCAGCAGATCGCCGATGGCTACAAGGCCATCCTCGACAGGGCTGCCACGTGACCGAGGAAGAACAGATCTACGCCGTGCTGTCCGCGTACCCAGGTCTCGCAGAGCTGGTGGGCACCCGCATCACGCCGCTGCGCGCTCTGCAGGGCGGCGACCTTCCGTGCATCACGTACCAGCGCGCCTCCGGCGGCCGCGACTACGACCACGACGGCATCGAGCCGATGGCGCAGTCCGAATGGCAGTTCGACGCCTGGGCGCATAACTATGACGCCGTACGGGAGCTTGCCGCGCAGCTCAGGCTGGCGCTCGATACGTCAGAAAGCCCTGTGGCCGGCTGGTTCTCGTTCCTGAATAACGAGACGGACGACTACGAGGAAGACTCGCGCTTTTATCGCGTGATGCTGTTGTGCACCTGCTGGCTGCGAAGAGAGACGGCTTGACCGTGTGCAGCCATGCCGAGCTTACCGACGTCACGACGAATGACGACCGCGAACCCATTCTGCTGTGCCGCGAATGCGGAAAGATGGGGCCGCAGCGAGATTTCCCCGAACCGCGCGAACCGGAACCAAAGCGCGGACGATGGTCACGAATACGCGCGTGGATAGCGGATTTTCTATTCCGCGCAGCCGAAATATTTCGCCCGGAATGAGGCGATGTGCTTCTCTTGGAAATCCTCGCGCTCGTCTTCGGTCATGGCCAGCAGAAGGTACGCAAGGGAAGCGCCTACGGGATCATTTGCGGCGATGGCCTCCGACAGGACGAACTGAAGATCAGAGTCGCGGAGGTTGCCGTCGGCCAGAGCCACATGAAGCCTTCCGCCGCTGACGTTATCGAGATCGATGCAGTAATACAACGCGAGATCTAGCGCGATCTCCAGTTTAGTTCTCACGTTTTAAGCATACAGATTTTCCACCCGCCCGCTAGGGCAATTCCAAAACGCAAAGGAGCATCACATGGCAGGACTGTTTGGCAAAGGTACGACGATGTGGGTGGGTGACGGCTCACCCGTTTCGTACGCGCAGATCGGCCGGCTGAAATCCATCACCGGCCCCAAGGCAACCGTTACGACCGTAGACACGACCACGCATGACACCGTGGGCAATTTCCGCGAGTTCGCCGCGGTGCTGATCGATGCGGGTGACGTCACTTTCACTCTCAACTACGATCCGAGCATCGCGTCGCACGCTCCGGACACGGGCCTCTACAGCTATCTGCAGGCGCTCGAGGAGAAGTCGTTCCAGTTGCGCTTCCCGCCAAGCGATACGCTCAACACCCAGATGACCTTCAACGGCTTCATCACCGAGCACCCGTTCAGCTTCCCGGTCGATAACGTCATTGAAGTTAATATCACAATCAAGATCGACGGCGAGATTACGTTCGACACCTTCGCCTAAAGCCACGGCGGGCGGCAATCCCGCCCGAGCCGTTCAATCACGCCCTATGACGCGAGCAACCGAACCCACCGAAATCATCCTCAGAGACGGCGTGAAGCGCCACCTCGAATACACCATGCGGGACACCAAGGTCATTAAGGGGAAGTGGGGGGCGACGCATGCCCAGATGTTCCGCCATGCGAACGAGGATCTGCTACCGGAAGTCATCTGGACCGGCCTGATCGAAAAGGACGGGCTGACGAGGGACGGGATCGAAGATCTCATCACCGGAGAAGACGCCGATTACGTCACGCTCTGCTTCGTGCAGGCTTTTTTCGGCCTGCGAGTGCGTCTCGGCTTCGAGGCCGCGCTCGCAAATCAGGACAAGATTCTGGCGGCGCTGGAGAACATGATGCCCAGGCAGACGATTGGCTCGGAGCCTGGTCCTTCGCCACTTCACGACACGGCCTCAGCCTGACCTCCCAGGAATTCTGGGATCTCACCTTTGACGAATTCTATGCACTCTGCGATCGCCACGAAGAAGGCGAAAAGCGCTGGGACATGCGTTTCGGTGTAGTCGCCTCGGCGGCATTCAACCCGCATCGCGGGAAGGATGGGCGCGCGATTAAACCCGGCGAATGGTTCGGGTATGCCGAGCCCACTCCAGAGATGACGGACGATCAGATGCTCCTCACTATGCGGCAACTGGCCGCATCGCATAACGCGCGCCTGAAGAAATAGCCATGACGCTCCAGGAACTCATCGTTAAAGTAAGCACCGACCTCACCGGCCTCAAGACCGAGGACGCTACGGCGAAGTTCGCCAAGATGGGCTCCGATATCGACAGCATTCTGGGCGGCATCGGAGGAAAGATCGCGGCGTCCCTGAGTATCGCGGCAGTGGCGGCCGAGGCCATCCACGGCGCTGAAGTCTACGAGCAGGCTCTGCTCCGCATCCAGCGGGCGACGGGAACTGCAGGAACCGCTCTGGACGCCCTCGGCGAGTCCTTCAAGAACGTCTACAGCAACAGTGCTGCATCCGCCGAAGCGGTCACGCAGGCGCTGACGCTCATCTATCAGCGCACCGGGGCGACCGGCGAAGCGCTCGAAGACCTGACGCTCAAACTGCTCAAACTCGCCAAGGTGTCCGGCGAGGACATCAAGGGCATGGGCAACGCGGTAACAGCCATGTTCGCCAACTGGAAAATGGGCGCGGACGAACAGGCGAATTCCCTCAATTACCTCACGGCACTCTTCCAGAAAACAGCCGTTTCCGTCACGGATACCGCGACGGAGGTTTCGAAGTACGGCGCCACGCTGCGAGCACTCGGCTACGACTTCGATTCCGCGGCCGCTCTCGTCGCGAAGTTCGGCAAAGAGGGCGTCAATACCCAGGCCATCATCATGGGCATGAAGGCTGAGATGGCGCGCTTCCAGAAAGAGGGCATTACCGACACTGCCGCAGCCTGGGCCGACTTCGTGAAGGGCGTGCAGAGTGGTGCGATCACCATGGCCAACGTGCTCGCGCAAGTGGGCAAAAAAGGCGGGCCGGAACTGTTTGCCGCGATTAAAGAAGGCCGCATCGACGTCGCCAACCTCACGAAAGAGACCGAGGCCGCGGCGAAATCGACCAGTACTTCTGTCACGTCTATGACTGCGGAATGGACGAAACTGAAGCACTCCACCGAAATGGCGCTGGAACCCTTAGGCGCGCCGTTCCTGGGGATGCTGGCGGAGGCACTCTCTGGGGTCGCCAAGTTCACTCAGCAGGCCGGCAAACTTCTACAAGACTTTTACAACGCCCAGAAAAGAGCCTCCGAGGACAAGGATCTGCCATGGTATGGGCAGCCGCTCGCCGCGTTCCTGGGCGCTGGGGCCTCAGTAGCAGGGCGACTGCTTGGAAGCGGCCAGGCGCCGGGCACAGGGACCGCCGGCGCAGATGCCGCCGCAGCAGCGGCCGGGATGAAGCAGGAGCAGGAGGCCGCCAACGCACTATCGCCGGCGCTGGCGACGCTCGTCGAAAAGCATAAGGAGCTGAAGGATGCCGTGGACCGGGCGCGGGCCTTAGTCGAGGAGGCGCGCGCGGCATTCGCACAGCACCGCATCTCCTCGGATGATCTGCGTGCAGCGCAGGAGAATTTGAAGAAGGCTGTCGAAGCCCTCACGGGTGCCCATAAAGACCAGCTCCTCACCCACAAACAACTCGCCCTCAGCGTAACGGAACTGCTCGAGAAGCAGCGACTACTCGATGCCGAGGTCCAGAAAGCCCAGGCCGTTTTCGACGCGGTACAGAAACTCTACGAAGCCGGAAAGATATCCGTAGATGCGCTAGTGCGGGCTCAGGAGCAACTGGAATCCGCTATCAAGGCCGCGACTGGGGCGGCCATCACGTGGCAGGAAGTTTATCGAGGGATCATTGCCGACCAGGAGAAGGGCAACGATACCGCATACGCTACGGGCCGCGCATACATGGAAATCGCCAAGAACTTTGTGGCTGGCTCTGGCGCCATGATTGAGGCGCACGCAAAGATGGATGCAGCCTTCAGGAGCACCGGCACCACCGGCCTCGAGATCTGGAAGCAACTGGTGGCGGAGGCCGGCGGTTACGTTGTGGAAGTCATCAACGGCGGGCAGAAGACCCAGCAGGTGATGGGCCTGTCGCAGAAGGAGGCGAAAGCGCTTTCTGAGATTCTCTCGACGATCAAAGGACAAACGCACGAGAATACCGCCGCGACTACTACGTACGTGAACACCGTATCGTCCGGCCGCAACGCCTGGGATTCTGTTAGGGACGGCATCGATGGAGCGAGGGAATCCACCCGGGGCCTGGCCGACGAAATGAACGACTTCTATTCGGTGCTGCTGCAAGCCGCCATCGCCGCGGATTCATTCGAGGCCAAACTAGCGAAGGCGCAGGCTACGTTCAACCCGAATGCCGGCGGTCCATTCCACGTCGAACCCGGAACCTTTCTGCCTACGGGAGCTTCTCCCACTCCCAGCATGACTCTCGGTAATGCATTCGACCCGATGCATCCGGAACAGGGCGGCTGGTCCGCTGGCGGCAGCCAGCTGGGTACTCAATACGTCAACTACATTCCTCCCAGCGAACCGTCCAATCTTCCTCCTGGAGGAAGGTGGGTAAAAAAAGGCGGCCGGACTGTTTACCGTTTGGGAGACCAGTGGTGGGATCAGGACGAAAACGGGCCATTTCCCTGGTATGCGGATACAGCCGGTGGAGGGGCCGGCAGCCTTAGCATTGGGATGCCGGGTTACTCGAGCATGGAGCCTGCTGTCACCGAGGAACAGGCGAAGACCACCTCGGCTATCGAAGATTTCCAGCAGATGGTTGAGCAGCAGTACGGCGATCTGGCCGACTTCCTTCACTTCATGGACAATACGGTAGCTAACGGAGCCAGCGGAACGCAGGACGCAATCCAGGGGCTCGGAGGATCGTTCAGCGAGGGATTCACGGACCTCGGCAGCGTCCTGAAGGATACGGCTACCGCGCTGGTGAGCTCGGTTGCGGCGGTCGCCGGCGCCATCACCGGGGACCTTTCGCCGCGCGTCTTCCTTCCCGGTTCAATGGACATGCCGCTGGTAAGCGTTCCCGTGGGCGCTGGCGGCTTCGCTAATCAGGGATTCTCCGAATTCGACTGGCAGGCATACGTCACGGGGCAACAATCCACCGTCAACGTGAACGTCTACGACCGCTCGGGCGCCGATTCCGTCGTGCGGTTGATTCAGGAGAGGCTCTAGCCCATGCCCAGATATGCTTATGTCTACGCCCCGCGGACCAAACCGAGGTCGGTTCTGTTCGTCTTCATGCCGCGCTAAATACACCCAACGTAAGAGGGAGCAAACTCAATGAACGGTGCTTACCTAAAGAACATCGGCATCGTTGACCTCTCCGCAGGGACATACCATGCGCTGGTTTATGATTCCGACTATACGCCGGATCTCGCGGCGGACGACACCTACTCCGACATTCCCCCGGGAGCAATCATCGTGGACGACGCGCTTTCCGGCGTGACCTTCGCCGATGGCGTGTTCGACGCCGACGACATCACCTACACCTCGCCGCCGGCTGCGCGAACCCCGGCGGGAATCGTGATCTATCAGGCCGCCTCGCCGAGTTCCGGCGCTCTGCTCATCTGCCAGATGGACGACGAAGCCACGTATGCGGGACTCGGCACACCGACCGACGGCAGCAACCTGCGGATCGTGTGGCCGAACGGCACGAGCAAGATCATGCGGTTCGTGAACCCGGCGTAAGATGGCGATCACACCTCTGTTCATAGGCGGCGAGGATATCGACTTCCCCGCCGGTTCGGCCGCGGTGGTGGACACCACGGGAGGGCACTTCCGCTCGACCTGGTGCGCCTGCGCGTTGCGGTGCGCCGCCGGCGGGAGCCTGAAGTCTCCGACCTTCGACGGCGGAGCGGTTACCAGCTGTTGGGTGACGTCGCGGT